ACGGGCAGATTAAGGAGTAGCATACAATCCAAAATAGACCATGAGGACGTATCAGCTGAAGTTACTGTCAATGTAGACTACGCACCTTATGTAGAGTTCGGAACTGGGCAATATGCAAGGGAATATCTTGCAGGAAAGCCTAGAGAGATGGTAGATCACGCAAGGGAATTCAAAAGACCGAAAGATGGGTATAGCCCAGCACGTCCTTTTTTGTTTCCTACATACTATGAGCAAAGACCCAAGATTATAAAAGCACTTAAACGAGCCAAGATATGAACAACAACCCAAATTTCAATTACCACGAATTCGGGGTAAAAGATGTAGCGTTTGGCTCTAAGGCTTCAACGAGTGTAGATAGTGGGAGCGATTACTCTCGTATTAGATTTAAGGCTGACGAAGATTATATGTTAGCCCTTACGAATGACGACAATAGCTCGGCAACCTTCTTTGCAAGATTTTACTTCCATGAATCTACCTAACAAAGCCTTACAGACTGCGTATTATCAGGCGTTGAACGGAAACATCTCCTATGGTGGTAGCAATGTTCCAGTTTATGATATAGTTCCCAAAGATGCAGACTATCCTTTTATCGTGTTCGTTTCACAGAATACAGTAGAGGATGTTACAAAGGATGACTTTGGCTATGAGATTGTCTTTGAACTAGACGTGGTAACTGGGTTCGAGGGATCGTTTGGAGGTAAGTCGCAGGGCTATGATATTGCTCAAGACGTGATCAACGCAATTAGAACTAGAGCTGGAAACTATCTATCTTTAAATGGTTACACGATGGTAACTACAACGCTGGATAGCAGTTTCACGCTCCAGGAGGATTATGAAACTTTTATCTTGTATATTAACAAAATACGCTTCAGACATAAAATCCAAGAAAACTAATGGCACGAATTAACGGAACTGACTTAATAATTACACTAGCTCAAGATAATTATGCAGAGCAACCTCTAGCACATACTACTTCCGCAAGTCTTTCTATAGAAATGGCAACCATTGACGTATCGTCTAAGGATTCTTCAGGAAACCAAGAGGTAATCGGTGGTCAGAAAACTGCAACGCTAGACTTTGAAGGCTTGACTGATTTCGCTTCTAGTGGGTATGGAATTGATGACTTGTTCGCACTTGTTGACAATCGTTACAAAATAGACTGGACAATGGGAACTGAAAGTAGTGGAAATGCTACCGCTCCCAAGTTCTCAGGAGAAGGTTTTATCACTAGTCTTACTTTGGACGCACCAATGGAAGATGCTACTACATATAGTGGAACAATCACAGTAACTGACGGAATTACTTTTAATGCTTCATAATGAACATTCTAAGAGGAGAAATCGAGGTTTCCATAGGTGGGAAGCCTCGGTTAGTTAAGTTTGGTACAAATCAATTAGCCATCTTTACACAGATGCACAGGGTCGATTTGTCTGAAGCCGACTTTGGTATGCATCATTTAAGGGATTTAATCTATTCCGCTCTAGTCGCAGGAGCTAAGAAGCAAAAGGAAACTGTGGACTTTGACGAATGGGAAGTAGGAGAGTGGATAGACGAGCTTCCTGATGAAGAATTACAAAAGATTATAGATTCATTTACTAACTCCCTACCAAAGGGAGAAGGGGATAGTAGTAAAAAAAAATAACATGGGATGACATTCTGTCGTTGGCCTATGAAGAAGTAGGACTCCTACCCGAGCAGTTTTGGGATTTAACCTTTCGGGAGTTCAACATGATCGCAGAACATAGACGTAGAGAAGTGTACCGAGATTGGGATATAGCTCGGACACTAGGGGTCTGGGTTGTTTCACCGTATAGCAAGAAGAAGTTAAAGCCTAGCGATTTGCTTAAATTAGAGGGCAACAAGCCAATCAAAGCGTCAACTCCTGAACAATTCCAAGAGGCATTAAAGAAATATGGCATCAACTGAATTACTGGTAAGGATAAAAGCCGACCTGTCTGACTTTAATAGTAAGATGAAGGGGTTTAACTCAAGGCTCAAGAAGGTTGGCGATGACATGACTAGAGTGGGTAGAACTGCCTCAATGGCTCTATCTGCTCCAATCGCAGGTGTAGGTGTTGCGATGCTTAAGACTGCTGGTAATTTTGGGCAGGGAATGAATAAGGTTAGAGCCATAACCCAAGCGTCGGAAGAAGATTTTATTAGCCTACAAAAACAGGCACAGGAATTAGGTAGAACAACTAAATTCACAGCAACTCAAGCCTCCGAGGGTATGAGTTTCTTAGCGATGGCTGGTTTTGAAACCAATGAGATTCTATCGGCTATGCCGAATGTTTTAACCCTTGCCGCCTCTGCCAACTTAGATTTAGGGCGTAGTGCTGACATTGTATCGAATGTGATGCAGGGTTTCGGTCAAGATGCCGAGCAGTTATCAGGATCTGTCGATGTTCTTACGAAAGCGTTTGTAAGCAGTAAT